CATTAAAGTCCCCAATGCAATTCTTAGATATAACTAAGGGTGCTCAAATACTTCTTCAATATGGTTTAACGGCAGAACAAGTAGTTCCTATCACTCAAATGTTAGGTGATGTTTCTGCAGGTAATGCTGATAAATTTAATCGTTTAGCCTTAGCATTTGGTCAAGTAAATGCTTCAGGTCGTTTAATGGGTCAAGAGGCTCGTCAAATGATTAACGCAGGATTCAATCCACTACAAGCTATTTCAGATAAAACTGGAGCATCAATGGCAGTTCTTACACAAAGAATGCACGATGGACAGATTTCTGTTAAAGAAGTTGGTGATGCGTTTATTGCTGCAACAAGTGAGGGAGGTAGATTCTTTGGGATGGCCGATAAGCAATCTCAAACACTTCAAGGTGCTTTCAATAAGTTATCTGAAAGTGTAACTTTTGCGATGGGTGATATTGGAGATTCTATTGCAAAAGCATTTAATTTAAACGATGCTGCTAATAATGTTGTCAACTTAATGGCTGACATTAAAAGTGCATTTACCGAAAATAAAGATGTTGCAATAGCATTAGGGTTTATTGTTGATAAGCTAACTATTGCATTTCAGCTACTTGGTAATGTAATTATATTTGCGGTTAATGCTTTCCAAATGCTTACTACAGCATTTAATACAGTAATGAAAGTAGGAGAACCCGTGCGTGATTTTATATCAAATTTAGCAATAGGTTCTTTTGAATATATTAAAAGCATTAAAGGAATTGGAAGTTCTATTGACTGGTTAGTTGGTAAGTTTACTAAGATTGATAATGTAAAAAAGCTTGAATTACCTAAAGTTGAAGCACCTAAACTAGAAGGGTTAAGTGCAACTCCTAGTAAAAAAGAAGGCGATACTAAAAAAGCGGAAAAGATTGAGGTTATTGCAGGATTAGACTTCCAAACTAAAGCCTATGGTGAGCATTTAAAGAAACTCATGCAGATGAGTGCTAATGCAGTATCTGAAATAAATAATATTGGCTTAGATGGCAATAAAAAGAAGTTAGCAGATTTACAAGATTCATTCCAAAAGCAACAACGTGAGTTTATGCGTTATGGAATTGATACTACTAATATTACAAGAGCATACCTATTAAAGGTTGCACAATTATCAGCAGAAGTTGAAGCTGAAAAAAGAAATATGTTAATTGGCTTAATAAGGCCATTGCCTACTGATGCAGACAGATTAAAGAATGTACTCATATCAGATGACAGACTTTCTCAATTAAGTGCAGGTTTAGCAACAGAATTAAAGCTTATACAAGATGCAACATTAGCACAGCAAAATGCTTGGTTAACAATGTACAATACTGTTAATGCAGCATCTAAGTCATTTACTGAATCATTATCAGGATCATTTGCTGATATGTTTATTTCTATTGGAGAGGGAGGAAGTGCAGGAGATGCAATTAAAAACTTTGGTGCAGGAATATTAAGTGCATTAGGAGATATGTTTATTAAGATTGGTGTTGGAGTTGTTGCTGCATCTAAGGCAATGCTCGCAGTACAGGCATTTATAACAAGTATGTTTACCCCATTTGGTGTTGCAGCAGGATTAGCAGGAGGTTTAGCAATGATTGCAGTTGGTGGTTTATTAAAAGGAACTGCAAGTGCAATGGCTAGGGCTAAAACTGGAACTCCTGCTTCTCAAGGAAGTGGTGCAACAATGAGTCAAAGAGCATCAGGTAGTAATTATAGTTACGGTGGTGGTTCATTCCCTACGCAAACTATGAGATTGTTAGTTGACCTTACAGGAGCAATTACTGCTACACAGACTGGATATAGCATAAACAAATCATTCGAAACAACACTTAGAGTAACAGGCAGATAATGGAAGGATACGGTACTATTTATAGATTTGAGTTTGATGCAACTTGTAAACCATTTGCAACCTTACTCACAACTAAATGCAAGGTATTAATTCTCAAGAAAGGATATAATGCTACTATTTACGATATTCCTTATGGACAAGTAACTCCAGTTGAAATTGATTACCCTACTGTTGATGATGACATTTTCTACCCAATTAAGGGTTCATCATTAAGCTTCAAGGTTCTTGGTGGTGTAATTAATATGGATTCACTTATCAGTGAAGATGAGAAGGATTTCTACTTAGAATACTACAGAGATAATGCTTTATTTTGGAGTGGATTTGTTTCTCCTGAATTATGCGAAGAAGATATATTCTTGCGTTACCCTGCTATTGAGTTTAAGACTATTGATGGTTTAGGTACATTAAAGACAATGCAATTAAACGATTCTGCGGGACGTAAATTGTTTGGCCGAAGGAGTTTATTAGAAATAGTATTATCTGCCTTTAGAGGGGTAGGATTTGGCTATAAAACTAACATATTAGCTAATGTTTGGGCAAATGGTTTTGATAAGTTAGTTAATCCACTTGTTCAAGCTATTACTTATATTAATGTTTATAGAAATAAGAATGGCATTCAGTTGTCAACAATAGATATTATAAAGTCTATCTGTTATTTATTTAATGCAGTTCTTTATCAAAATAGAGGTCAATGGTGGTTTGTTAAGATTAAGGATTTAGCTTTTGCTCTTAACGCAACTCAAGTTTATAATGCTGATGGTACTTTAGCTTCACCTGGTACGGGTACAGTTAAAACTCTTGTGCATGGAACTGACTTTTTAATCGTAGCAGAGCCTAAAAGAAAGATTAGAAGATTTTACAAAGAGGTTGCATTAGATTACCAATTCTACAAGTCTTACAAGAACCTAGATATTAACTTTTCTTGCTATAATATTTTTAATACAACTCCTAGAATATTAGAAGCTGACTTTACAGATAACCTATTAGCATTTAATGTTGTGAGAACTGGTAATGAGGCTACTTATGAATTTTATACTAAAGTGGGTAGTGTTAAGACTGAATCTTATTACGATCCACGATTAGATAATTATGGCATTGTTGTTTATAGTGATGCAGGTGCTAATACTGACTATGTAGAATATTCTTATGGTGCATTAATACCAACTGACAAGTTTTCATTTAGTTCTAGTAGTATTACGGGTAATCAAAAAGTAGAGATACTTATAGAAACAAATACTGTTAGTCATTACTACGATATATTTGCTGAAACATGGAGTACAACAAGAACTTATAACACAGGAGGTTATTACCCAACATTGTTTGTTACGGACTTAAATCCTCCTGCTACAGGTATATTAAAGATTAGATTACACTCTGCATTAGAACTTGAGGATTATGGCGAGTTCTTTCTTTTCTATGATTACATAACTGCTTACAATGATTTGATTGTTAACATTATTGAAACAACTAAATCTAATCAAGTAACAACAATTACTAATATCAAGAACACCTCTATTGTTCCTGAAATGGTTACAGTATATAATGGTGATTCTAAGCAGATACCTCCATTACAAGGAAGTAATATTGAAGATATATCTAATCTACTTACAGGGATTAATACTAAGACTAAGGAGTGGTACGAAAGGTCTGAAGAAGATGTTTATGAGTTGCAAGAGCTATCTGCTCGTAATATTCTTAATCAATACTCTGACTATAGGAATATTTTTACAGGCACATTGATTGGTAAGGGATTAGAGTTTGGAAGTATTTATACTTTCCCTATGCAAGGTGCTTTAGCAGACAAGAAGTTCTTCCCATTATCAATGAAGATGAATGAGAGGGACAATACTGCTGAAGTAGTGTTAATGGAACTTACTTCCAACGAGATAACTGGAACAGAAAACCAAGTTATCTACGATACTGAAGGAAACATCATTTATCAAACTACGGTTTCTTCTAAAAAAAAAAATCGTAACGGAGTAGGAACTGATTTAGGACAAGCAGGTGAATCAGGAACATTATTCGACAGATTCGTTGCCTTCTTTATGGATGACTTCAAACCTTAAAAGATATGCCAAGAGAAATAGGATACTTTAAATACAAAACCCGATATTCCATTGAAATATATGGAAGTGGGTCTTTTTCAGGAACATCAGATACAGGGTATGTATATGGTTGGTCTGAAACACTTACAGAGTTCGAGTTAAGAGGCTATTTAAACACCTTTGCAGGCTCTACAGCGAACGCAAAAGCAGGAATGATGCTACGCACTCAAGCGAACTCAAACGTGGCTTATATCGGCATTATGGTGCATGGTGATAACACGATTAAAGTATATGAACGTGATACTACTAATAGTATTACAGATACGGTAGCAACTGCTACAATTGGAGTTAAACAAGGGGTGTGGTTACAGATTACTAGAGTAGGAACTACACTAACTTTTAAATACTCTTTAAATGCTGAAGGTACTGCACCAGGAAGTATTGTTTGGACTACTCTACATACTGCTACAGGTATCGTAGATGCTTGGCCTACATTAGAGAAACATTTGTGTTGTAGTAGTGGAACAGATAACGTAAATTTGGCTTACTTTACAAAGGTTTACACACAAGATTGTTGGATTAGTCCAATAGGGCAAAAAGAAGATTAGACATGGCAATTAAAACATTAAGAGTATTTGCTGAATTTACCTCAACGGGATTTGTACCAATGCCTACGGCAGGAAACATTGACTATGGTTATACATTAGCAAGTACATTTCCTTCGGCTACTCCAAGTAGTTTTCAAACAGATAACCCTGACTTAGTTGTTACGGTTACGGCCCAAACTGATTTTTATGTTTGGATTCGCCTTAGTGGTACTGCTTGGAATCCATCTTATACTCGTAATGTTCGTGTTTATCCTGATTCACCCGATATTAATAACGTGGTGATGAATATGATTATTGCTACTGGCCCTGCAGGTACTTCAGCTTACTCACAGATTGTCCAAACTTCTAATCGTTTGTACTTTAATGGAGCAACAACTGATAGTATTTACAACTCTAAGTTTGCAGGAAAAACCTTTATAAATGAATTAAACTTTGGTACTGCTCCACAATTAGCTACAGTTGCTACAAGTGGTGCTTATGCTGATCTAACAGGTAAGCCTGCTTTATCTACTGTTGCTACTTCAGGGTCTTATGCTGACTTGTCTAATAAGCCTTCAGGAACTGCACCATTAAGTTATAATAGTGGTACTAATAGCTTTGAAATTAGTGTTGCTTCTGCCTCCACTAATGGCTACTTAACTTCTACGGATTGGAGTACATTTAATGCTAAATACTTACTTCCTTCGGGAGGTACTACTGCACAATATTTAAGAGGTGATGGTACATTAGCTACCTTTCCTACTACTTTAGATTCTACTAGATTAATCTTTACGGGCAAGAACGTAACAGGTTCTACCTTGACTAAAGGTACAGTTGTGTATATCAATGGTGTATCTGGAAATACTGCTTTACTTGCTAAGGCTATTGCTTCAGGAGATTCTACTTCTGCTCAAACATTAGGAGTTGTAGAGTTTGATATTGCCAATAACCAATCAGGTATTGTTGTGTTAGTTGGATTAGTAGGAAGCTTAGATACTTCAAGTTATACAGAAGGTGTGCAGTTATATTTAAGTGGTACTGTTGCAGGTGCATTTACTTCTAGTAAGATACTTGCTCCTACTCACTTAGTTTATGTGGGTATTGTTACTAGAGCACACCCTACACAAGGAACAATTGAGGTTAAGGTACAGAATGGTTATGAGTTAGATGAAATTCATGATGTTCAAATATCTTCTCCTGCTAACAAGGATATTCTTTATCATGATACTGCTACTTCTTTGTGGAAACACGCAAGTATAGCTTCGGTATTAGGATACACTCCCTACAATGCTACCAATCCTAATAATTACATTCCTTTAACTGCTTTGTCTGCTTCTGCCCCTTTGTCGTATAACAATACTACAGGTGCATTTAGTATTACACAAGCAAATACTTCTACTAACGGATTTCTTTCTTCAACTGATTGGAATACCTTTAATAGCAAGCAAAGTGCTTTGACATTAGGTAATGTAACAGAGGTTGCTAGTAATGTTTTATTGTTCCCTGATGGAGGAACGGGAAAGACTATTGGCAACTTGAGTATCCAAGTAGTGCAAGCAGGGGCTTCTACTAATGGATTCTTGAGTTCTACTGATTGGACTACTTTTAATAATAAGCAGAATGCAATTACAGGTGCAGCAACGACTATTACCGCAAGTGATTTAACTGCTTCTCGTGCATTAATTTCAAATGCAAGTGGTAAGGTAGATGTTAGCACAGTTACTTCAACAGAACTTGGTTATTTAAGTGGTGTTACAAGTGCTATTCAAACGCAGCTAAATGCTAAACAAGGGACTATTACTAATCCTGTAACAGGAACAGGTACTACCAATTATGTTACTAAATGGACATCAAGTAGTGCAATTGGCAATAGTTTGATATTTGACAATGGCACAAACGTAGGTATTGGTACTACTACACCTCAAGAAAGATTTGAAGTAGCAGGAGTTAATGGTAATATTAGAGTTTATGGTAGAACTGGAGTTGGAGAAAACCAAATAGCATCAAATGTTTATTGGAATGGCACAAGTTGGGTTAGAGATAATTCATCTTTTGGTGCAGTTGCTATACAACTAGATTCAACAAATAGTAGATTAGTTTTTAGCACAACATCTGCAACAAGTGGTTATCCTACCGAACGTATGAGAATTACTTCTACAGGCAATTTAGGGGTTGGGACTGTAGATCCATTTTCAGATTCAGGATATGTAAGTACATATATCGGTGGCAGTACAGGTGGCCAATTAATTCTTGGTAATTCTACTGGTGGAGCTGCTAATAGATTCTTATTATTACAAGGTGATAGTTCTGCAGCTTCAATTTTAGCATTTGGAAGTAGGGCAATGGACTTTTATACCAATAGTGCTTTGCGAATGAAAATCACCTCCGCAGGCAACTTAGGTATTGGAACGAGTTCGCCATTAGATAAATTAACTGTTATAGGTAATTCATCTTTTCAGTTATCTGATGCAAATGATATTCGATTAGTTATAAATCCAACATCATCTGGTATAGCAATTTCATCTACTTATAATACTAATGGAAGTTATCAACCATTAATATTTAAAACAAGTGATGCCGAACGCATGCGGATTACTTCTGGTGGAATACTTTCTGTAAATAATGCAATTACGGTTTATAGTCAATTAAATATAAAACAAGCTAATGGCAATGCTTTTGGCGGTATAGGCATTTATAGTAACAATGGAACAGAATCATTTTTAGGGATTGGATGTACTGGAGGAGTTTGTTCTCTTGTTGCAACTTATGGAAATAGTGGAGCATATCTTCCTATTCAAATACAAACTGGGGGGCAAGAATCGCTTAGGATTACTACAACCAACAATTTACTTTTGGGAACTTCTACCGACAACGGGGAGCGTCTTTATGTATCAGGATCAATTAGAGCAACAGGAAATATTACTGCAAACTCCGACTTAACTTTAAAGAAAAACTTAAAGTTAGTTGATAATCCTATTGATAAACTTAACCAACTTAATGGTTACTTATACCAATGGAAAGAGAATGATGAATATCAATATGGGGTTATTGCTCAAGAAGTAGAAAAGATATTACCTCATGCGGTTCAAACAGGTAAGAATGGAATTAAAGGAGTTGCTTATAACCAACTTATTCCATTGCTTATAGAAGGGTTTAAGGTTCAGCAAAAAGAAATTAATGACTTAAAATCTAAAATTGGATAATGGCATTACCGTTAAGTGGTGATTTATCATTCAACCAAATTGGTATTGAAATCCAAAGAGCAGATGGTGGTATCTTGGATATTAAAGATGCCGAACTTGGTGTTTACGTTCCATTAAATGTTTATAGCACTTATAGACCTGATGGAGTAGTACCTTGTTCGGTATCTGAATGGTATGGCTATAATCATACACAAGCCCAATTCACCCCTTTCTTTCAAGTTGTAAAGAACTCTGTTGCCTCCACTACTGTTAACACTAACTTTAATATGTGGATTACGGTAGCAAACATTGGTAATGCTCCTACAAGTGGTTTAGTAACCTTTACAGACACTTTACCTGCTAATATGCAGATAGTTACTTGGAGTGCTCCAGGATGGAATGTAAACGTAACTAATCAAACATTAGTAGCCACTAGAAATGATTCTATTCCTGCTAATAGTGCTTATAACGATGTAGTTATTACTGCTAAGATAATAAATTGTGCAGCAGGTGCTTACTACAATCAAGCTAATGTTGTTGGTGGTGGTGCTAGTGGTATTTTCTATTCTAATACAATTACAATTAATGCTACATTATTTTCTTCTACTAAAACAGTAACAAGAAGTATTCAAAAGAATGATTGTGCACCAGGTTGTGTAGGGACTTATACCAATGTTACTTCTCCTCAATTTACAAGAACATCTTGTATATCTCAAGCAGATGCAGACAACTTAGCTACCCAAGATTGTAACAATTGGTTAGATGCTAATGGACAAGGTATAGCTAATACTAATGGCTCTTGTGTTTGTAACCCTCCTGTATATAGTGTTAATAAAGGTAGAGTAGGTAGTGGTGCTATACTGCCGGGTCAACAATTTAATTGGCAGATAGCAGTAACAGTAGGAAATAATAATACTAACGGATCAACAGTATCAATAGCAGATACAATTGACTCTAACTTTACTGTTATCTCTTGTCAGATTGTTAATCCTTCAGGATGGACTACTTTTATTAGTGGACAAACTGCTAATGCTTTTACAAACAATACTTTAGTAGCAGGACAAACTTATTATTTTGTAATTACCGTTCAAGCTAATGCTTCGGGTGCATTTAATAATACTGCTACGGTATCAGGTGGTGGAGGAACTACTGCTAGTGGTTCTGCGAGTATAACTATCAATGCACCACAACCACTTTCAATAACTATTTTAAGTGCAAGTGTACCTAGACCAGAAACAGAATTTAATTTCTTGGGTACTAACTATTATGGTATTTATGAGCATGATAGTAATGACTTAAATCATGATATAACTATTAGAGTAGCTAACGGTTCTGCTGCACCAGGTTCAATAAGAATTGAGTTTGATTTTGATGACATAGTATTTTTATACTTATTTGCAAGTGGGATAGTGCCTAATAATACCGATTGGGGATTTGACTCAGAGGATAGAGTATTCTCCAACAAGACTACTATTAATCCTGGTGATTACTCGTTTACTTACATTGCATTTATAAGACCATTTGTAGGAACTAAAAGTAGTTTATTTACCTTTTTCCTTAAATACAATGGGTCTATGCTAGATTCAAGGAATTTAGGAAGAAACATTGTTAGCAGAGTTAGAATTGATGCTTTTGTTCGTGCTTTCTCTAATACTCCTACTATATCTAATTTATTATTTGAATCAGTATTTGTTGAAACGGGTCGTAGTGATATATCTATTAGTCAACCATTTACAATGACTGCAGTTGGTAGTGGTACAGTAGGTGCTACATTGAATTCAGGTTTAATTTATGTTAAAAGTGTAGGTACATTTAATTATAATATATTTAATGGCTCTAAATCAATTAGATACAAATTAAATTCAACTGATAGTTGTCCTATTAATTCATATTCAACTTCAAGTTATTATGGTAATTTCTTTCTCACAGAAATAATGACAGACAATTTCAATAATCTTCTGACTTGTTAATTACAAAATAAATATCCTATATTTGTCTTGTAATCATTATAATATATGGTTGATTCTTATAGAAAACTAATAAACAAACAAATCAAAATGAAGAAAACGTACAAAGACTTGTATATGGTTGCTGCCTATTGTGCTGCTAACATTTACAACAAGGAAACTAAAGGTCAAATTAAGTTGAATAAGATTCGTGAGAAATTACAAACTTATTTAGATGAATACACCGAGTTAAGAGATGCTTTGAGATTAGAGTACGCAATGGTTGTTAGTGAAGGAGAGAAGAAGGGTAAGGTTATTATTGAAGAAGATGGCAATTATGCTTACACTCAAGAGAACTTACCTAAGTTAAATAAAGCAGCAAAAGAATTAGCTGATAAAGAGTTTGATTATACTCCTATTGTAATTACAAACCCTGAAGAATTAGAAGTTTATACTTTCTTAAAAGGTTGGGTTACAGGAGTAGATTTTAAAGAAGATTTAGAAGAAGATATAGAATTATAAGATATGGAATACATCATTCGTATTAAGCCAATTGAAGCATTCGGAACGATAGCAACTCGTTTGCACGTTCGTTTGTTTTATGTTCTTTATGGGGCAAGTCAGAACTGTTTCCTTGAGTATAAGACCTTTGATGGTCAAATGATGTACGCAAAGAACTTGACTATCCCTGAAGATATAGTTTCAAAGTGGGGTACGAATGATGACCTTATCTTAAAGTATATTGTTAAAGTAGAAAACATTACAATTGATGACTCTCCTGTGTTTATGGTTGATGAGCAAGCACAACTACAAACTAAAGAGAAGTTGGCTACTCCTACGGAAGTTGATTACCAAACTACAGAAGAAATTATTGAAGAAGCAATAGCTGATGATGAAACAAGTGTTCCACCATTAACTGCTGAAGGATAATGAATTTTGATTTTGAGAATGTAATCTTTCCGACTATTATTTCAGGTATTACTGGCATATTTGGTTGGCTCGTAGGCAAAAAGAGAGAGGATGTAGAGATAGATACTAATGAAATAGCTAACACTAAAGAGATCATTGAGATGTGGAAGGTAACTGCTAAGGAGATGAAAGAGGAGGTTGCTGAATTAAAACAAAAGATTGAAGATTTGACTAAAGAGGTTCACACATTAAGAGCCGAGAATATTGAACTGCGTACTAAATTAGGTATTACTAATGAAAGTAACCAAGATAAGTAGCAAAGGATTAGAGTTAATTAAGAAGTATGAAGGGTTTAAAGCTAAACCTTATTTATGCCCAAGTTCTGTGCCTACAATCGGTTTTGGTTCGACCTACTACGAGAACGGCACTAAAGTTAAGTTAACAGATACACCAATCACTAAGGAACGAGCCACAGAACTACTGATGGCTCTTTTAGTTCCCTTTGAGAAAGCAGTAGATTCTTACTGCGTAGATACAATCAATCAGAACCAGTTTGATGCTTTATGCTCGTTTGTTTATAATTGTGGCAATAACGCATTAAAGACTTCTACCCTACTTAAAAAACTTAATAAGAATCCCCAAGATGTTACAATTCGTAACGAGTTCCTTAAATGGAATAGGGGAGGAGGCAAAGTTCTTGCAGGATTAACAAAAAGAAGGCAAGAGGAGGCAGACTTATACTTCTCTTGAACAACTAATCACAAACAACATGAAAAACTTAACAATCTTATTCGGAATTATCCCGATATGTTTAGCCTTATCTTGCAAGCCAATTAAAAGAACTACTTCTACTTCAGTAGTAACGGTTCACGATACTATCAGAGAT